CACTATCGTACATCCGCGTAAGATGCACCATTATTAAGATAGAATTCTTAATACCTGAAAAAAGATCACTAACTACTTTGGCTTTGTCATGCACTGTTTCAATAAGGCGACGGGCTTGGCCTATCTCCTCTTGAAACATCCACTCAACTAATCCATACATTCTCTGTCTTATTGCTTCTCTAATGGGACCGGGGTTTGACTCCCCTCCACCTAAAACAAACAACAAAGAACCTAATATTTTATATAAACTATCAAATAATTCTTCACTAGAAACTAAATCAAAAAATAAATTCTTACCTCTACAAGTTATACTAGTTTCTGCGCTACACGTATATAAAACAGCCTTAGCTTGCGCAAAGGCATGAGCGTGCCGCATACCAGAAAAAGCACTAGTACACAACAAAATATTACTATATTCATATAATTTAATTAATAAAGTTGTAAAATTTGATCCATATAAATAACCATCTGCTGGTTCTAAAGCCTTTGCTATCATAATAACCACATCCACAGTATCTAAAATAAGTTGTTCATTAAATCGTGAGTCACTACGTTTATATATTCTAAGAAAATAAACTAAAAAATATCTATAATAACTACTGGGCATTAAAACATCAAATAAAAATCTAAAACGTGGAATTGATAAAAATATCGTAGCAAAAGTCTGTACATAAAGTTTAAATATATAATCATTGTCAAAATAAATCATTGATGAAAAATTTGGAAATCTAAAAACATAAAATAACGTCAACTCGGCATTGACGGGTATAATAAATTGAGATATTATATGATTAAACCAAATATGAAACGTGGTTAATGAAAATACTTTGGTGTAATAAGTCTTTGGCAACATATTGTAAAATTTCTTAAACACGTCTATTGCTCTAGCCGCTGCACCATTAATAGTTTCACGCAAAACCCTATTTGGGTCTCGCAAACCAAGACAAAATTCAACATAATCATCTAATATCTCTCTAGGGACTTTAACACGCAGTATTTTTAAATAGTCATAAGCAACATCCAAAATGCGCTGCTTTGAGATTCTATAATTTTTCGATTTCACCATCACAAACCTTTCACAAACTACTCCAAATTGGAATCCTGAATCAATATCATTAAGCCGTTGTAAAATAGCTCCATATTCATTCTCGGGTATTTCATAAAGGCTCATAACTGCTCTCTCGATCTCTGGGACGATATAAGCTTGGCCGATAACGTGATCATAAATTTCATTACGAGGAAGAATTTCCTCCTCGTATCTTGGAACACTACTAGTCTGACTAGTGGTGTTTCCAG